ATTTACAAATGCTACACCAAGTGGTTCTTACTCTGTAAATGTAACTCCATACGACATAAATCAAGTTCCTACTGTTCCAGGCGGTTTTGTAGTAAATAATGTAATTGCAGGTGCATCATCAACTATCCCATTGCCAGGTATCCCTACAATAACTTATTCTAGTCCAACAAGTAATACAGTAAGTGCGGGATTTACAGTAACTTGGGCATCATCTAATGCTACTAATTACAGTGTAAATATTTATAATGGTAATAATGGTAATTCCGTATCTGGCTACCCAACTACCACATCAAACACTAGTGCAACACTGACTGGTTTAGTTCCAAATACTCAATATGATGTTTCAGTTCAAGGAATAAATTTGATAGGTTCGGGTCAAGTATTTACTAATTATACTACTACTCAAGCAGCATCATCACCATCATCTTCATTCACTGTCGTGGGGTCAAAAGGATCTTCTACAGGATCACTTAACTTCACTTGGTCAAATCCTCCTGTGGGAACTGTTTCTTATTCTGTTCAATTGCTCGGTCCTTTGGGAGATTCGGTACCTTACACAACAACTGCTACTTCGGCTCCATATATATATTTGATCCCAGGAGCATCATATACTATGAATATTAATGCTTTGAATAGTTCATCAGCTACTATAGGAACAGCCACAACTACTATAACTGCTTAAAAAATGATATAATTAGGGGGAGGTATAAACAATGACAGTACAGACAAGAAGCACAAAAGCTCCATTTAATGGTTCTCTTTCTCTTGCCACTAAACACAAACAACCTATTTATATCTCTGCCACAGATAAAAGAAATAACCCAGCTTATTTAAAGAGTCATCCAGGTCAAATAATTGTTTTGTCTGAACAAGATTACGCCCTATGGTTAAGGCAAGAATATATTTCAACATCTTCTGATGGTGTGTCTGTACTCCTTAATGATAATGAAACTACAGATCTTTATGGAACAATAGATCAAACTATTAGTGCTCCAGGTATACCTATATGGAATACTTCTGATATAAGTTATGTATCTACAGACACTGGAATATTTCAAAATATTGTAATATCATTTGGTACATCTGCAAATGATCCGCTTGACGGATCATACACTTATCATGTACACTATACCCCAGTAGCAGGAACTGCACCAAATACTACGGGAACAGGATCAACTCCAAGCCCAACATCTGGATCTGGAGGATCATCTGGGTCAGCTTCACCAGGCTCAACTGTTCTTGCCCCAGTAGGTGCAAGAACAACTGTATCCAATACTTCAACATTAATATCAGTAAGTTGGGGAGCAGTAACAAATGCAGTAAGTTATACAGTTACTGTAAGTGGAAATGGTGTTCCATATGCAAGCCCAACAGGTGGCGGTACCTCTTTTGTTGTCCCATCTGCTGGAGGTCCATCTTTAATTCCATATGCAACAGGAGCACTTTCTTCTGGTATTTATACTTTTTCGTTAGCACCTATATCTCCTGCAGTATTTTCAGGGGGACATACACTTTCTGTTCAAGTAAACTACGGTTCAGTAGGATCTTCATCGGCGGTGACTTATGCTCTGTGATTTTAAAGGAACTTATGTTTTTAAACAAAATGGTGTAGAAATAGGTAGATCTTCTAATCTTATTACATCCAATGGTCGTAAAATGATTTTGCAGTTTTTGTCGGGAGCAAGACAAGATTGGGCTGCAGATATGGCTATAGGGGCAATGCCATCACCAGCACCAAGTTTAACAGACACACAACTTAACTTTGAAACATCAAGATATCCTGTAACTTTAAAAACTTTTGTTTCTGCTAATACAGTAGCAAACAATCCAGATCTTATTCTTGTAAGAGCAACATTGCCAATTGATTTGTATGCTAATATATATGAAATAGGTCTTTATGCAACAAAAAATTCTTTATTTTCAACTTCAACAAGAAACAATATTGTTCTAACAGACTTTTCTGATTTGACTAATTGGACTTCCACTGGAACAGTTATTTTTAATTCTTATGTAGCACAAGGATATAGCTCCCCAAGAATTGGTGCTAATTCTGTAAGCTTATTGCCAAACAGTACTTATACTAATTCTAACTTATCAATAGGCTTTTCACACTACACATCAAATGATTCTTTGCAGATTCTTGCTTTTAATACAACGGCGGGAACAATTAATGTAACAATAACAGACGCATCTGGCATATCTCAAACTATTCCGTTTACAACTACTTCAGTTGCAGGATATTCAGTCTTATCATCAAACTTTGACCAATCAGTTAGCAGCACAAACTCAATTATTAATTTTAATAATGTTACTTCAGTAAGTATTGCTACTACTTCAGGAACATATGCTACAATTGATGCTATAAAGGTTTCAAGTGCTAATGAAATTTCATTGGAAGAATCACTTGTTAGCAAATCAGTATTGGCAAGTCCAATTCCAAAAAATCCAAACGTAGCTTTGGATGTAGAGTATTATGTAGAGATGTTGTAAGTGTAAAATGGCTACCAATAGTTTAGACGTTTTGGGCTTAACACCAAATCAAAGTTATTCTATACAAGTTTTTGCAACATATACTGATGCAGCGGGAACCCCACATGTTTCAAATTATTCTCCTGCATTAACAATTACAACCCCTTCATTATCTGCAAGTGGTTCAAATTTTCAAACAACTAACTATGGAACAGACATTAAACTAGCAGGCGGTTCACTATTTGCTGGATCATTTCCTTCTAATATTGGTCAAATTGATTTAACAACAACGAATCCAGGCGGAACTGGAATTATTGTTAATCAAACAGGAATAGGTGCTTGGAGTTCTGGAACACAAGAATTCTTTTTAAATGCTAAAACTGGAGCAGCAACTTTTTCAGGAACAATAACCTCCCCATCTATACAAAGTTCAAATTATAGTGCAAGTTTATCATCAACAGAACCAAAATTTTCTGTTGCAGGAATGTTGATTGATTTAACAAATGGATCTATTTCTGCCCCGCAATTTAGAATAACTTCTACAGGATCTGCATATTTTTCTGGTGATGTAAGTGGATCTGTTTATAGTGGAACTAACTTAGGAACTTATATTGGTAATACTGCTCAGGCTTCTGCAAATGGAAAAAATGTTATTCACTATGGAGCGATTGCAGGAACTGGATCTACCAGCGGTTTTGGTCCAGATGGAGTATTGTATTATACATCACTCGGAACTCCAGTGTTTCCCTCAACTATTTCTCATGGATATGCAAATCAACAAATAGGCGATACATTCTTTTCATACAATTCTTCTGGAAATATAGTTGCTCAGTATACTGCAACAAGTACATCTTCATGGTCAAAAACTTTAATTTCCAGTCAAGTTATTTCAGAACTTGATGTTGGTAAATTAACTGCAGGAACAATAAGTGCAGCAATTAGTATGACTTCAGCAACCATTATAGGTGGAACAATTATTGGTGGTGTAATTGAAACTAATAACGGTTCTGGTCAAAAGGTACAGATGCTAAATTCTTCCAATGCAATACAATTCACAGATGGCTCTGGTGCTGTTGTAACAAGCATTTCTCCATTACTTGTTGGCGGTACTACATATGGAATAATAATAAATGATGGAACAACACCAGACACAACTTTCGGAAATTCAAAAGCTAATTTATATGTAATTCAAGGTGAAGTAAGAATTAATAGCGGTACTACTGATGGTAATGGGTCATATATAACTGTGAATTCATTAGGTGCAAGTGTTAATGGAGGAACCTCTGGAAATGTAAAAATTGGTGGTTTGGCTACAGCATCATCCACCCCTTCCTCTATTTTAATGCAAGGATCTTTATCAAATGTATATGCAGCAACTCTAACAATACAATCAACATCCTCTGGAGTTCCATCAGCGACAGGCACACACCCTGGGGATATCTGGTTGCAGTACTAATGCCAATTTTTATTAATGATAATGGAAATATTAGAAATATTTCTAAAATTTATATAAATGATAATAGTTCAATTAGAAGTATATCTAAAGGCTATATAAATGATAATGGTTCAATAAGACTATTTTTCCCACCAAACTCTGCCCCAACAGGAATGACAGCAACAACTACAAACTCTACTTCTATTATTTGGTCATGGTCTTCATCAGGTTCAGGTATTCAATATGATGTATACATAAGCACTTCATCTACTGTTCCAACTTCATCAACAACTCCAACATCATCAGCGATATCTTCTTTAAGCTATACAAGCTCTGGACTTACTCAAGGAGTAATATATTATTTTTGGGTTAGAGTTACAGGATCTTCAAATCCTTGGAGTTCTACTATTTCAGGGCTGACACAATTAAATCCTGCACTTTCCGCAGCAACCAGCGTCTCTGGCGGATTTACATTTTCTTTATCAAACTACAATTCTACTTACACAACATGGACGGTTTCTACAACAGCAGGATCAATTTCTCCATCTACAGTTACTGCGAACGGCACATTCACTGTTTCAGGATTGGGTTCTGGTGCAAGTGCAACTGTAACTATATCAACATCTTATGGTGTAGAGTCAACAGGAACTAGTTCTGTAACAGGTAGTGCAGCAGTTGTTAATCCCCCTCCAGGACCATTTACAGTCAATACTATAGCAGACAATACAACACTTCCATCTGCCCCAGCTTCTGCTTCTGTAACTGATAATGCAAACAACACATTCTTTGGTTCATGGGCAGCAGGATCTCTAGCAACATACTATGATGCATATTTTTATAGTGGTCCAACAATTACTAGAAATAATATATCTGGAACATCTACTCCAAATTATTCTTTCAGTACTTCAGGGACAGAATCCCTTCAGGTAACATCTTATAATGGAAGCTGTCAGGCATTCGTGAGCTGGGGAGTTTCTAGCAATGCAACTTCCTATACAATTAACTGGCAATTGAATGCCGTAACTCAAACAGCAATAAATACTTCAGCAAACTCTTATACATTTAGTGGTCGTGTTGCAGGAGATAACGTACTTATTGTTTCTATAGTCGCCAATAATGCATATGGTAATACCACTGGTTCAGGAACTTCTTCTGTTACCTTGGCAGCAAAACCATCATCATCATCAACACTAGCCTCTGCTTCATTAACTGCACATCTACCAGGAAACCCAGTAATTTCTTTCTCAGGAATTACAAGCAGCGGGTTTACTGCATCATGGCCTGCGACCTTGGCTACAAGTTATTATGTTCAGATTTACAACTCATCTAACAGCAATTATATTTATGGTCCAACAACAGTATCTACTACATCTCATACAGCTTCAGGACTTCCTGCTTCTACACAATATACTGTTTCTGTTTATGCTATTAACACGGTTGGAAACAGTTCAACAGTTACAAACAATGTAACTACCACAACTACTACCACAACTACTACCACAACTGCTGCTACTACCACAACTGCTGCTACTACCACAACTGCTGCTACTACAACCACAACTGCTGCTACTACAACTTGTCCAGGTGCACCATCTTGTGGTCATGATCCTTGCCATCAATGTCTTTATGTCAGTGGTATATGTACAGCCTGTTAATATTGACTTTTTATTATTGCAAATGATATAATGATTTAGTACTTAGGAGAAAAATGTCAATAAGAAAAATTGTTTTATTAAATAAAGATAATGTAGTGCTTACAGCTATGACTTTTGATGATTCTAATTTAATAGAACAAGGGGTTGTTGCGGGGTTTTTGTCTGATCCAGAATTTGTTGAAGTAGAATATACTTCTCAAGCAGGAATAGGCTGGAAATACATAAATGGTGAAGCGATTAGAGGATAAATATATGGAAAAGAGTGCTTGGCAAAAATATAAAGAAAATCTTGGAGAGGCTAGACCCTGGGATTTTATTAATCCAGAAACTGTGTATTCTTCTGAAGAAAAAGCAGAACAAAGATATTCTATATGTAAAACGTGCCCACAGTTAATAAATTTAACAAAACAATGCAAAATGTGTGGTTGTTTTATGACAGCAAAAACTAGATTAGATAATGCTTCATGTCCGTTAGGAAAGTGGTAGTATGCCTATAAAAAAATTTATTATAGTAGTAGGGGATGATGTGGCAGGGGATATAACTGTTCCTGATGTAGAAAAGTTTTTGCCTCTACAGGAAGCTTTAATTGAAGGTGTAATCATTATGGAGGTTGCTCCTGATGTAGAAGTCACAACTGGTTGGGTTTATGACGGTACAAAATTTATTGAACCTGTCTGATAAATATGGAAAGTATCTTTATACAAATTGCATCGTATCACGATTATGAACTACCTTTAACAATACTTGATGCTTTAGAAAAAAGCTCTAAAAATAATTTATTAAATTTTGGAATTCATCTTTCATATTATGAAAATGATGATATTGCTATTCCTGATTTTAATAATATTAAATATAAAAAGGATAAAGCACCAGAAGGAATAGGTGTAGGTTATGGGAGATACATGGCTAATTCTTTTTATGATGGAGAAGACTATTACTTTCAAGTTGATTCCCACACTAGATTTGTTAAAAATTGGGATGAAATTTTAATTAACTGTTATAAAAAATATTTATCTGAAGGATGTAACCCTGTTATTACAGCTTATCCCTCAAACTACTGGTATGATGATGACTGTTCAGCAATAATTATTGATAATCCTTCACCAATTCAAACTATAATTTTTGAAAAAGAAAAACCAGATAATATTGAATCAAAATTTATTCCACAAAAAGCCTCTATGAATGAACAGGGTAATATTTTTTGTAGATCTGTATCTGGAGGATCCATCTTTTCTTCAGGAAGTATTTCAGAGATCAGTCCTAATAAAAAAATGTTTTATTGGGGTGAGGAATTGTTAACGGCACTTAGATTATTTACTCATGGTTATGATTTAATGTTGCCAGAAGAACAAACTATATTTCACCTATATTTTAATCCTATTAATGGAGCAAGAAATTTTAGGAGACATGCATGGAATGATTTTCCAGAATATTCTAATATTTTAAAAAATGAATCTAATGCTGAATTATACAATATTATAAATAATAAAATACTTGGAAATCAGGGTTTGGGTATAAAAAGAACAATAGAACAGTTTGAATACTATTCTCAAATAAAATTTTAATGCAGTATCTGGCTTTAAATGATATAATGAAATGTGAAAGGTAATAATAAATGAAAATTAAAATGGCTCAGATAGATCCTAATGGTTTGTGTAATTCTGGATGTTGGTATTGTCCAGTAGCGTATTCTCCAAATCCATCTTTTGCAAAAAAGAATATGCCTATAGATGTGTTAGATAATATCCTAAAACAATTATATTATGGTAAAGGTGATTTTGTTGATTCAAGCTTTGATTTTGTATATACAGCACATTATAATGAAATATTGTTGTATGATAATTTTGAAGAAATGCTGAAATTATTAAGAAAATATAATTTTAAAACTTTAATATTAAGCAATGGCATTGCTTTAAAAAATGATAAAGTTGATATAATTAAGAATTATCTTGATGTTGTTTACGGTATATGCTTAAATATTCCAGCATCGGAAGAAAATTTATGGGGAAAGCTTGTAAATATGAATCCTAAAATTTTTAATAAAATATTAAATAATATTTCTTATACTATAGAACAAATCCCATCACTTTTTTATAATAAAAACTTATCAATTCAAGTAAATGGTGTAGATTCTGGATCATTACATAAAAATGGAGGAACTATAGAATTGCTTGAAAACTCTCCTTTACAAGAAAAAGAAATTATTGAAAAATATTGGGACGAGCAAGTGAACGGGTTTTCTAAAATGTTTCCTGGTATAAATGTTTTTAAAGGTGGATTAATAGACAGAGCAGGGCACCTTGATACGTTTAAGGCTATGACAAATATAAATCATATTAAAAAATCATCTGAGGGTAAAAAGGTTATTGGGTGTGCAAACATGGGAAGCCGTAGTGAAGATTGGATCCATATTAATGCAAATGGAGATTTATTTATTTGTTGTAATGATTATGATTTTGATACTATGTACGGCAATGTAAATGACAAATTAATTAAAGATATCTGGGAAAGTCAGCAGCATAGGGATGCTATCAATAAAAGTTATAGCACTTTATGCACAACCTGTTCTTCCGCAATCTGGGGTAACGCATAAAAGTTAAATTAATTAAATAGATTATTTGATTCAACCAAAGATCTGGTATAATAAGATAGGAGGAAAACATGACTATTACCCTTACGCCTGAAGAAAAGATTGCTATTATAGAGCAGCACATTAAATCTGCCCTCTATTCTCAGTATAATATTAATTTAAGTTTAGTTGAAGCTAATGCATCAACATTGCCTAATCAGCAAAATATTACAGATTTAAATTCGCAACTTGCTGACATTACTGTTAGAATTACAGCTTTACAAGCTGAAATAGATGAACAAACAGCATTGATTGCACCAGTAACTAACTAACGAATAGGAATAAAATGGATAAAGCAGAATTAATAATTACTGCTCTACAACAACGTATCGGTGAAATTGTTTCAAATTATGAAACACAAATTGCCGTACTTAGAGCAGAATTAACACAACAGGCACAATTGATGGAAGATAAGCAGAAAGCTATAGATGAATATTCTCAAAGCCTTTCAACCAAAACCAACTCCTAAAGTATATAACCCAACAGTTCCAAGTGGATTGATTGCCAGTACTGAAAAGGGTTATTTTTACATTAAGGGTGGAAAGAAGTTTAAGTTTATATCTGAGAGAGCCATGTTGTCTTGGAATCTTCCAGTCATAAATACTACTGATGATAAAATAGTTAATTTTAAACTATTTGGAACCCTGGGCTTCAGGGACGGGACTTTGATAAAAGACATATCTGATGGTAAAATATACCTAGTAAGTGATTCAAAGCGTCGTCATGTAACTGATCCAGATGTGCTAGAATGGCTTAATACAGATATAGTCAAGGCAAGTCAGAAAGAAGTCTTGATTCATGAAGAAGGAGATAAACTCTAATGGCTGGCGGACTAGTATTACCTACAGATAATGCAGTAATTGATTATAGTATTATATCTCAAATTATTGCAGCACTTAATCAACAGCAGAGTCAGATAAACACACTCAACACAAGTTTAGGGCTTAGTTCCACTAATACTGGAACAATTTCTTCAACTGGTACTGCATCAAGTACAACAGGCATTATGGTATCTGTTGGTGGATCACAAGCTCCTGATGGCGGTGCTGCCACTGGCACAAGCTTTACTGTAAAATTTCCTATAGGTGGAAAAATTAATCATCTTTCATCAATAACTGGAGTTGCATATGCAGGTGCTTCAACAGCAGTGTCATGTTGGCTAATTTCAATACAAGGTGGAACACAAGTGGTTTTCAAAACAAGTGCTCCAGCAAAATATATTTATTGGACTGCGGTGGGTACAGCATAATGTACGATCCTATCAAAGCTTGGGCAAAGCGGGATAGGAAGGTTAGTCGTGAAGGATATGTATTGGTAAAAGTACCAGAACATCCTAAAAATTTTAAAGGCTGGTATTATGAACACCGCCTAGTAGTAGAAAAACAATTAAATAGAATTATTGAAGACTGGGAAACCATTCATCATATTAATGAAAATAAAGATGATAATAGATTAATTAATCTATTTTTATGTTCACGTCTAGAGCATAACAAAGCACACGCTTCTTGACAAAATATGGATAATCGTTTTAGATTATGTATAAAGTGTGATCGTGTGATATAATCCATATATGGGCAATAAAAAAATAATCAATGAAACAGTTGGGCAGGAAATATTAAAAGACTACCTTGACAATTTGCCCGTATTAGAGATATACTTAAAATATAGGGAATATGCATCATCTTCAACTATAAGTAGATTTGTTAAAAGATCTATTGATAAAAAAGATATGAGGTCTTCTAAAAAAGCATTTATTTGTAATGAATGTGGAGACGGTGTATACAGAAAAGGTCAATGTGCTAAACATTATAGATTAAGTCTGGCAAAACAAAAAGGTAATTGTAATGTAGAAAATTGCAATAATTTGCAAGAAGCAAAAGGGATGTGTAGTTTACACTATCAAAGATTTTCTACTGGGAAACCTTTAATAAAAGACACCGCTTGTTGGATGAATGCAAACGGATATATCTGTGAATATCTTCCAGATCATATTCAAGCAAATAAGGATGGTCGTGTTTTACAACATAGGAGAATTATGGCAGAACACATAGGTAGAAGACTAGAATCGTTTGAAAATGTTCATCATATTGATGGGGATAAAACAAACAATGATATACAAAATTTAGAGCTATGGGTAAAGATGCAACCATCTGGACAAAGAGTTTCAGATCTGATAGAATTTGCTAAGAGAATATTGGAGAAATATAATTGAGTAACACCTTACGCTGGATGCTTTCATCGGACCAACAATTTCCATATCAAGATGACAAGGCTATTGAACTATGGTTTAAAGTTATGAAATGGTTTAAGCCAGATGTAGTGGATTATTTGGGGGATACTGATGATCAAGCTTGTTATTCCAAATATACCGAAGGAAGATCTGCAGAGTTTTTGCAACTACACAAGAATGATAGTAAAGATCTTATTGTTCCTATGATGCGACATGAAGCAAAGGGTGCAAGAGATTTCTATGCTAAGACTAGAGAGATGCTTCCTAATGCCCAGCTATTTTCTGCATTGGGTAATCATGATATAAGAGTGTTTGATTATCTTGACAAGAAAATGCCAGAGTATCTCGTAGACATTACACCAGAATCTTTATGGGGCTTGGACAATCTTGGGTATGATTATATCTATTATAATGAATTGCCTAGACACCGTTTTGGCGATATCCATGTTCATCATGGACTTTCAATTGCAGATACAGGAGCAGTTAGAAAAGATATTGATGATTTACAGATTTCTTTAATTAGAGGACATTCACATAGAATTGCCTCCCATTTTCAAACATACGAGTTGCCACTAGAAACTGGTGGTCGTACAATTCGTGGATATGAAATTGGGCATATGTGTGATGAGAAGAGTGATGGTATGAAGTATACTCAGAATCACAACTGGCAAAAAGGTTTCGCTATCGCACATATTGAGAATGGTCAACATCCTCATGTACAGATAGTGGAAATTTCCCCAGACTATACATGTTTTGTTGATGGAAAACTTTTTGAAGTATAGTAATTAGATGGTAAAATATTTACTATGAAGTGTGAAATATGTCAAAGAGAAAATGTAAAAATTGTAAAAGGTATGTGTCCAGCACATTACCAAAGATTAAGAAAAGGCCTAGACGTAAACAGTAACTTTAGGCCAAGGCTAAAAAATAAATATTGCGATGTAGTTAATTGTGAAAAGAAAATGTTTTGTTATGGTTTTTGTAAAAATCATTACAATAAATATAAGGTTTGGGGAGATCCAGTTGTTGGAAAAACAAAAGGGGTCTATTCAAAAAATAAAAAAATAGATGGAAGAGGATATGTTGTTTGGTATGATCCAAAATCAATTCATGCTGATTCACATGGGAAGGTCTCAGAGCACAGGCATGTTATGGGTGAGTATATTGGCAGATCTCTTTTGAATCATGAGAATGTTCATCATAAAAATGGTGACAGATCTGACAATAGAATAGAAAATTTAGAACTGTGGTCTACATTTCAACCACCTGGTCAAAGGGTGTATGATAAATTAAAATGGGCATATGAAATAATAAATCAATATAAAGATTTATATCCAGATGTAAAATCTGAATAAATTTATAAAATATAAGGAGAAAAAATGCGTATCACACAATCAGAAAAGGCTCTCGTTGAACATTATGTTTATGCGACGGCTACCGCTGCAGTAATTCTTTGGCAGCGTGGTGGAGCAGCTAATCACAACTTGAAGCATGTTGCATTTGCAGCACTTTATGGTGTCATTGGCCCCGTACTTGCCCGTGTAAACACAAAGGGTGTAGTATCAAAGCTTGCTAAACAAGAGCATCTTGATGCAGCAACAACTACTGCATTGACATCTGTTGCTAACACAGCAGTTAAAGATGCAAGCAATGCACTTGCAGCAGCAGCAAAGTAGACTGAATATAAAATAAAATAATGATGAGTTGTAAAAAATGTACAGGACGTGTATTTGTAGACCGAGTTTATTCCCAAAACCTACGTGTTGAATTGTTCTGTATCATGTGTGGGAAAAGATGGATGATCAAAAGGGATAATAGGTTCGCATCATGGGTAGCAAAAAAAGAAGAGATCCTGCAACACGGCTTCGGTACTTCTATTTAAACGGGAAGTTGCATAAACTTCTTCGTCGCTCCAGAGCAGAAGATCTTGTTATTGCTTGGGATTACGAATTGGGAAAGCGTGTTGCTTATAGTTTAACTGATGTTAATAAAAATAAACAACACGCCTACCAATTAAAAGAAGTTGAAAAAATAATTGGCAGACATCATGATACAATTACTATGCATATGAGGGCGGGGAACATAAAGTTTCCTCAAAGGATTTATTCTCTTAATGGGAATAGAACCCCAGGCAAATATATGTGGAGTGAAGATGATATCAGAGAAATGCATACATTTTTTAAAACATTGCATCAAGGTAGACCCAGGTTGGACGGCGGGATTACACCAGCTGATATGCCTTCTAGAGCAGAAATAGAAGCTATAATGAAACAAGAAAACATTTTATACATTAAAAACAACGATGGGGAATTTGTCCCAGTTTGGAAACAACCTGAGTGGTAGAGCAAAAGAAAGAAAAGAAGGCAAGGCACGTTTTGAATGAAGCACTTCGTGTGTTGGAATTCACAATGGAAATGGCTGTACAAAAGCAGGACATTGATGCTATGATAGGCATAGCTGATCGCCTAATGATGTTATATCAAAATCTATCAGAGGGTAGTATCAAGAAGTTCAAGCCAGGTTTTTCCATGACAGATAGGGAAGAAGTACATGACGAATCAGAGTAGCATTAGGGTAGATCTACAATTTACTCGCAATCTTGGTAACTATGAAAACATCAAGATTGGAATTGCTGTTGAAGATTTTAAACGTCCAGGTGAGTCTACAAATGAAGCCACAGACAGAATTTATAAATTTGTAGAGACAAAGTTAATTGAGAAAGTCAATGAAGTAGAGAGCGAATTAAAGGGTAAGAAATGACAAAAGATGAAGCAAAGCTAGCCTACGGCTTAGTTGGGCTTTATTGTGCCTTGTATAAAGAAACTTACAAGAAGCCTGCAACTGTAAATAAGTATCGTGAAAAATATGCTATGCAAGATGTGATTGATAGTGTAGGATATGATCGTGCTAAGATTTTGTTGCAATATTATTTTAAGATGAATAAGTCTGGTCATCCATTGACTTGGTTCTTTTATAATTTTGAAAAATTAGATGTAACTTTACAGCAAGCAGAAGAAGACAAAACCCGTAGACAAGTTATAATGTCTAAAACAAAAATTATGGTTGAAGAAAGAGATAATGAACACTGAGTCAGCAGTCATTACATCAATTTGTAATAATAAAGATATAGCCACAGTGCTTGCTGATGGTGTAGATGATATTTTTACATCTCATAGAGATGTGTGGGAAGGATTAAAATCTTATTACCTAAAGTTTAAATCTGTTCCAGATATTTCAGTTCTTACTGAAAGGTTTAAAGATTTTGAGCCTGTAAAGGTAAAGGGTGAGACAGCATATTATCTTGATCAATTGAAGAATGAATATCTTGCAAGCCGTATCAGAAACCTCTTGTTGACATCTGGGGCAAGCCTTAAAACAGAAGCATCTGCTAGAGTTATATCTAATATGCAAAAAGAGATTACTTCTCTAAGTAGATTAACTTCAAATGTACGAGATGTTGATCTAACTGATTATAAGTCTGCAGAAAAGCATTTTGAGGCAGTTCGTACCCGTTCTGATGCTATGGGTGGAAGCCCAGGTATTAAGACAGGTTTTAAGGCTATTGACTATGCATATCCTACTGGTATGGCTCCAGGACACCTTATCGTGATGATTGGTTGGCCTGGTAAGGGTAAGACTTGGTTCTCCTCTTATTTGGCTTGCAAGGCTTGGGAACAGGGTTTTAAGCCTATGATTATTTCCCTTGAGATGACTCCTGAGAATATGAGAGATCGTATCTACACAATGCTTGGGTCGGGATTATTCAAGGCCTCAGACTTCTCTAGAGGTAGTATTGACATTGCACAATTTGATGATTGGGGTTCAAAGAAGTTCTTAGATAAGAACGGATTCATCCTTGTTTCAAATGAAGGTGCTGGACAAATTACCCCTACAACAGTTCAAGCAAAAATTGATCAACATAAGCCTGATATTGTTATTCTTGATTATCATCAATTGTTTGCAGATTCAAATAATTCAAAGGCTCCAACAGAACGTAACATGAATATCTCTCGTGAGTTTAAGATGCTTGCTATGAGAAATAATATTCCTGTTATTGATATTACTGCTGCAACTGCAGAAGAAACAGCAGACCATGATTCTCCACCAATGCTAAATCAAGTTGCTTGGTCAAAGGCAATTGAGTATGATGCTGATATGGCTATTGCAGTTCATAAAAATCCTGATTCAAATATCATGGAAATTGTTAGTCGTAAGAATCGTCATGGTACAGAGTTTGGCATGTATTTAGATTGGGATCTAAATCGGGGTATTGTCAAAGAAGTTTACGATATTCCAATAACTTAATATTTATGTAATGTTCACCCAACTTGATATAATTATCAAGAAAGATTGGTGATCATGTACCCACGCAAGATACATGACTTTTGGATTAGCGGAACCATTAAAGATGACTCTAAATTCCAAAGCTCAAGGGAAAACTATGAAAGGCTTTTAGTCCAGCAAATGCGGGACAAAGGTTATGTTCCTGTCCTTGACATGCAGCCTCAGTTTAATGTAAAATATAATGAAGAGAAGGATCACTATACTTTCAATTTGGTTATGTACGGAATATATTTGGGCAAAGCCAAAGCGTTACAGTATGAAGGTTTCTCTGGTCAGAGTTTAATACCTAAAGGATAAAAAATGTCAGATGCATATACTAAAGCGGATCTCCGCTCTATTTTGCGTTCCTGTGGAATTGAGATAGTTTCCCAAACAGGAACAGACTTTTTATGTTTATGCCCATTTCATCATAATACAGACTCTCCAGCATTTGCAGCAAGTTATTCAAAAGGCTTATTTGTCTGTTACAATCAAAATTGTAATTCGTCTGGCACCATTTTAGACCTAGTTATGAAACTTACTGAAAGAAATAACTTTGAGGCTATGAGATTTATATCTCAGAATAAACTATCATCTGCAGATTTACTTCAAGAAGAGTTAATAGACTTACTTGATGAAAAGCCAGACTTTACAGAATTTCCAAAAGAGACTCTTGCCAAGTTATATAATAATCTGTTGTCTAATGAAAAAGCCAAAGAGTATTTTGCCTCACGTAAAATTAATTATGATGCCATTGCACACTTTTCATTAGGATATTCTGAAAATATGAACATGGTCACTGTACCATTACACTCACCAGATGGCCTACCCGTTGGTATTATTGGAAGATCAATAGAG